GCTCTTAAAGCTTTAATAGCTGAACTTTCAGGTATACTAAATTTAATAGGATAGGCTAACAATGCATCTTGTAATTGAGACACTTTTATACCTTTACTTCCTTTCAGAAGTAAATCTTTAGTATTTAAAGGTTCAGTTGTAGCCATTATAATGTTTTAACTATTTTAGATTTAAATTTACTAGTGTTTTGAAGAATAAGGTTTAAAATATCTAGTGTATTTTTAGACGCTATTTGTACTTCACTATTATCTTTTACAACAACTTTATCACTAGGCACAACAGCTTTTAACTCAGTTAATGGAGTCACTAATGTTATTAAACTATTAATTAATTGTTCCAAATAACTAACAGTAGTATCACCTAATAATACAGACTCATTAGCATTTTTCCCACCTAAGTAAATTTTACTTGATGATAAATTTATAGGACCTGATGATTTTAAAATAATAGATCCATTAGAATTAATACCTACAGATTTTTGTCCACTTAATAATAAATGGTCATCCATAGCATTAAATAATAATCTACCTGAGTTTATAGCTATTTGTCTTTGATTATATAAATTAGGAGCTATAGGTGTATTATCTATATATCCATCATAGTCACTATTTATAGTAGTTAAGGGTAAACTTTGTTTACTGGTTAGATATATTGATGATTGATCTCGCTCTATATCTTCAATAATAGGATTACTAGCCATTAAACTTTCTTCAAATTGGCCATTTCTTATTATTGTTATAGGATCACCTAAATTACCAGTTAAAGACCATGAATTACGAACAAATGAATTAGGAACAGTACTACCAAATCTAATACTATTTCCCCATCTGCCTTCCATAATTACATCACCTTCAAAAGGTAAAAGTGGTCTTATATTTGATTTTTCTTCAAAGGTTTTACCTAAAGTTATATCCTCAGTTGGAATATCATATGATTCATTTCTTGGAGATCCAGCCTCTACTAAATCTAATGATTTAGCACTTAATGGATTTTGAGTTTTAGTTTCATTAGATGGTTTAGGTAAAGGATTAACGTGATTATGATTCCAAACACTTAATGATGGAAAATAATATAATTGAGTACTAGTACCTTTAGCTTGAGCTACTTTAGAAGGTAGTCTCATTAATAACACCAATTCATTTATTAATGGTGGTTGTTTAATATTACCATAAAATGGATAAGCAACCAAATAATTATTTCCAACATTATCTGCTGGAGGAGATACTTGTTCAAGTTCAATAGCACCCAAAGCAGACCAATATCCTAACTCATCATATCTAGGATGAGATTCATCTAATACAATACTTTTAACTCTTCCAACAATAGTACCATCAAGTGTAGAATTAATACTACCTACAGCATTTGATAGACCTGTGGTTGAAGGACCTATTTGATTTTGTATAGCGCTTTGACCTATTACTTTTTTAGCCATTACTTATTGTTATTAAGTTTATCAATTTCTGCTAATAATTGAGCTTTTTCTTCCTCAGAAATATTAATATCATTACCTGAGGATGATGAATTTGTTTGGAAAATTCTCTGGATGATTGTAGCCATTTTAATTAATTGTTCATCATTTTTAACACTTATTTCCATATATTCTTTAATAAGTGGAACAATCATAGTAGCATCACCAATATCAGTAACTAATGGTTTTAATTCTGAAATTAAAGAGGTAAGTTGTCTTTGCTTATGTTGTTGATTATTATAAATCTCCTCTAAAATATCAGAAAATTTTTTATTTTTAAAAACTACGGAATCTAAACCATTCATAATAAATATTTTATTATAAATATGAAACTTAGAAGTTTGTATATCCGTTTTCTAAATAAAAAACATAATTCTCTTTAAAAATATCGTATAGACGATTAGCTATTTTAGTAATTTTTGGTGTCTTAGCATCAATTATTTCTCTAATATAGATATAAAGTGCTTTTTTATTAAAAATATCTATATTATCTCGCTTTCTAAACAATTCTAATATAGCATCAGCTATTTTAGCATCATCTTCTTTAGGAAATAATTCAAAAATATTCTCAGTTATATAATCAATATAATCATCAATAAAATATGACAATCTATCTTTATGTTGACCATCATCATCTAATGTATATGAATAAGTTTCATCTGTTTCTAACTCAGACACAGGTACTTTATCTATACGTTTTTTATAGTTCTTAGTATTAGATATAATTAAATAACGTTTAACAATTGTACCAAAATATGAGTATGCTTTAGCACCTTTACTTTGGTCATATAAATGTATTTTAGATAATAAAAACGTTATAATCTCATGTTGTAAATCTTCAATATTATCTACTTCTGTATAGTAAAATTTGAATGTATGGATAATATTTTCTGTTAATTTGAAAAAAGCATAATGAATCTTACGTTCATATATTTTACTTTTTTCTTCAGGATCTAATGTTTGATTATATAATACTATAGCATTCTCAGTTTCTTGAGTGAAATAAATATTTGATTTTTTTGGTTTCTTTTCCATTAACGGTTTGTCCTAAATTGATTAAGTTGGTCTTGTAATAATTGAACCGTTCTAAAGAAAAAACCAATTTCATCATCACTACTAAATGCTCCTCTAGCATCTACTTCTTTGAGTTTCTGTTCTGATTTGTTTAATGTATCACTAAACTTAGTCATATAACTCTCATAATTGTTAATAATATCCTCAGCTTTTTCATTCTTTTTTAATAAATTAAGAGTTGTATAACCAAGAATAACAACTAAAACTGAGAGTATTGATATTGTAATTATAATCATAGGTTATTTAATAAATTAGCTAAACTATTACTTTTAACACTACCTAAAGCTTTAACTTTAGCTGGTTCTTTCTTCTCACCTTTTCCTAAAGCAAAGTTATTTGTTTTAGTTTTAGGTTTTCCAAATTTTTCTAACCATTCTCCTTCCCACTCAATTCTAGCAGCAGCAAAATCAGCCTGGTGTAAAATATGAAGTAATGATGTACGTGGTTTAGTCTCAGGCATCCATGTTTTAAGATATGGTTCATTTGTTGGATCATACAAACCATCATGTAACTTAATAGCCAACATTTCGTTTGTAGACATTTTGATACCTAATTGAGTTAGTAACCAAATACCTCTATCAGGTACAGTCATATACTGGAGAGCATCATTAAATTTATAAACTTCTCCTCGGTTTTTAATTTCCCATTCATTATCATTGTCTAAGCAAGATGGATGTTCAAAATCACCAAATTTACCTAAGTCATGGTTGATTGCTGAGAATACTAATTCTTCGGTAGTGTATGTATCTTTAACTCCAAACTTCTTCCAAACTTCATTAATCTCCAGAGATAATTGAATAACACGATTTACGTGATCAATATATCCTCCAGGGAAACAATTATGATATTGTGGTTTATGAGCAGCAGGCATCATTTGAAACCTGTCTTCATATTGTTTATAAAATGACAATAATTTGTTTTTACGTTCTCCAGTGATATATTCTTCAATATAACCTAGGAACATTTCCCAATTATGCATGATTTGTTCTGCTTCTAATTTCATAACTGTTATCTAATAATGTTAATTTCGTCCGGTGTAGTTGGTTCTAGTTCAATAAACGATTTAGTTTCTTCAACAATATCTCTAGTCTTACTAATCAATTCCAGAAAACTATCAATGTTCCCTCCTCGTTTCACTAACAGATCCATATTTGCCATATTGCTATCTATCTGTTCCAATTTTCTCCTAATTGTTTCTCTGTGTCTCATATTATAGTCTTTATTTTTAAACCCGTATTTATAATATAACCTGAAAAAATGGAGAGGCCAAGCTTACTTTAAAAAAAGTTCTACTTGATCCTGAATTGGTTTAAGAAATGCGCATTTTTCATACTCTTCTGTTGATATAAAGTACTCAATACTTTTCTGTAACATATCACTTAACCGTTTTGTAGCCCTATTCTCCAGGGTCTCTAAATGACTTTTATTTGTTATATCAAAATCTTTTATATGCTCTAAAGCTCTATTGTATACTATATACTCTCCAGCTTCTCCTACCTCACTAATATCCAGAGCCGGTGTAGCTAATTTAAAAAAGGATAATAGTTTAATACAATAATTTTGATAATTTAAAATTGTTTTTTCAAACATTCCTAACCAATATGCAGGGTGATCTTTAAAATCAATATAAACAGTTCCTGGAAATCCACTTTCTTGTGGTTCCTCAAACATACTAAATATTTTATCCGCATCAATCATTTTAAGTTGTTTATAACCCATTATACTGTTGATATTAGTGGGTTAAAGTCGAAGTCGCATCAGTTGGCGACTCCGACATCACCCGTTTAATATAAATTATTCTTCTGGACTTGAATTATCTTTTTTCTTATTAATCCATTTGTCAACAGATGCAATACCAAAAGATCCTAAAACCATTACCATGAAACCATCAAATATAATTTTATTTACAACAAATTCTTGACCCATGTAACCTGTGATAATATCAACAGCAAAGGCAATACATAGGAAAAGGAAAGCAATAAAACCAACAACACTCTTCTCATTGATAGAGTTGTTATCATCAAATAGTTGTGAAAAGAATTTTTTCATAATAGTTTGGTTTATAGTTATAAATATGTTATTTTAATAGAGCATAAAACTCTTTAAAATGTTTGATACGATCTGCCAATCCAATAGTACCACCATTTACTCTCTTAGTAACATCAGCAACGGTTGCATCGTCTGCTCCTTTAGAAGCAATTTCATTTAGTTTATTCTTAGAGAAGAACCAAGCTGCGGAAAGTAAAGGATACTTAGTTGCTACTAGATCTGGATTTGCTAAGATATCATCTTCAACGAATTTATCAAAAGAAGCATAGTTTTCTTTACCAGTCAATTGAATATAACCTCTACCTCTAAATCTAAATCCTTCTTTGGATGCTTCATTACCATTCCCCATACG